ACTGGAGATACGCTGTCCTTTACCGTAGGTACAGGAGGATCTGCTGGAAGCGGTTCATCTTCTGGTGGAAATGGAGTAGCAACAACTCTTAATTCTCATACTCAAGATTCCATTCCTCAATTATTTGTGAGCGTTCCAACTGCTGGTGGTGGCGGTGGTGGTGAAACAGAATCAACATACAACACTACTGCTTCAGGTGGTTCTGCTGGAGTTGCATCTAATGGAGATGTAAACACAAACGGAGGAACTGGATCTAATGGTGGTGCTCCGAGTGCATCATCAAGCAACGGCGGCAATGGAGCACTTAACGGGGGATCTGCTATTTTTGGAAATACAACTGTTGCCGCAGGAGGAAACTTATCAACCGCACAAGGCGAATCAGGAGTTCAACCCGGAAACGGTGGTGGTGGTGGATTCAACTCCTCGGTTATTAGCGCAAACGGCGGTGCTGGCGGTGCAGGACAAGTAAGAATAAAGGCATATGGATGAACAGAATAAAAGTAAATATTCCAATTGGAACCTCTGGCAAATGGTCAATAAGAAAAGCCACTGGTGATTCTAATACCATATACACTGATATTTTGGGTTCTCCTTGCGGGGGAAAAATAGAACCATATGACGATTATACTTTTTTATTTCATGATGATATAAAATTTGTAATGTCTGATACTTATAGCGAATATGCAGAACACCAACCTTTATGGAGTGGCGCAACTGGAGATGTTCTTATTGCTGGTCTTGGAGTTGGATATGTGAACGAATTTCTCATGAATAATGAAAATGTGACATCAATCACTATAATTGAAAAAAATCAAGATGTTATAGATTTGGTATGGCCTTATTGTCCAAAAAATGTAAAATTTACATTAATTAATGAAGATATTGAAAACTGGACTTTACCGAATAATTCACATTGGCATTTTGGTTGGTTTGATTCTTGGACATCTGAATCTAACATAGACAGTTATCAAAGTTATCAACAGTTTATTCAAAACAAATATCAAACACACTGCATTCAATATCGATTGCTCTGATCTCAATGTGCTGTATCATAGTCTAAATACACCGCACAACAAAGGAGTGAAGTATGTCTGACGAGATTCGACTGCCGACTGAGTATCAACAATTTATTCACTTATCACGCTATTCAAGATGGCTTGAAAATAAGGGACGAAGAGAAACTTGGGAGGAGACAGTCAATCGCTACTTCAACTTCTTCGATAAGCATCTCGCAATTTTTACTAAAGGAAAGTTATCGAAGGCAGAGCGTGAAGAACTTCGTCAGGCAGTTCTTAACCTTGAGGTGCTTCCTTCAATGCGATGTCTCATGACAGCAGGTGAAGCCCTTGAACGAGACAACATTGCTGGATACAACTGTGCCTATGTTCACATCAATCGTGTTCGTGCATTCGATGAAATTCTCTATGTTCTCATGTGTGGTACGGGGGTTGGATTCTCCGTCGAGCGTCAGTTTGTTGAGAAGTTACCAACCATTGCCGAAGAGTTCAGCGATAGCGATACCCTCATCAATGTTGCCGATTCAAAGCAGGGTTGGGCAAAGGCTTTCCGTGAACTGATCAGTCTTCTCATCGTCGGTCAGATCCCCAAATGGGATGTGTCAAAGGTTCGTCCTGCGGGTGCTCGACTGAAGACATTCGGTGGCAGAGCATCTGGTCCTCGTCCACTTGAAGATCTATTCAAGTTCACCGTGGAGACTTTCCGAAAGTCTGCGGGTCGCAAGTTGACTTCAATCGAATGTCATGACATTGTTTGCAAGATCGCAGAGATCGTAGTTGTCGGGGGCGTTCGTCGCTCGGCACTCATTTCACTTTCAGAACTTGGCGATGAGCGCATGCGTAATGCCAAGAGCGGTGCTTGGTGGGAAGCCAATCCACAACGGGCACTCGCAAACAATAGCGTTGCATACAAGGAAAAGCCTGAAATCGGAACCTTCATGCAGGAGTGGCTGTCTCTCTACAACAGCAAGAGTGGTGAGCGTGGTATCTTCAATAGAGCCGCAGCACAAAAGACTGTTTCAAAGTTAGGTGATCGTCGTGATCCTAACTATGAATTTGGAACGAATCCCTGTTCTGAAATCATTCTTCGTGATCGTGAGTTCTGTAATCTTACGGAGATCATCATTCGTCCAACAGACACCGTAGAAGATCTTCTGAGAAAGGCTCGTATTGCTGCCATTCTAGGTACGATGCAAGCATCACTCACTAATTTCCAATATATTTCTTCTGAGTGGTCGAAGAATTGTAAGGAAGAAGCACTTCTTGGCGTTTCCATGACTGGTCAGTTGGACAACAAGATGATGCTTTCGATGTCTGATAATAGTGATCTTCTTTTGCCGTCTTCACTACCAAATATTCTTGAGACCGTGAAGAACAAAACCATTGAAGTGAATGCAGAATGGGCAAAGAGACTTGGTATCAATCCCGCTGCTGCAATTACATGTGTCAAGCCTTCGGGAACTGTTTCTCAGTTGACTGATGCTGCTTCAGGAATGCACCCAAGACACAGTCAATACTACATTCGCACGGTTCGTGCAGACATCAAAGATCCCCTCTGTCAGATGATGCAGGAGGCAGGATTCCCTTCTGAGCCTTGCGTAATGCGTCCCGACCACACTAGAGTATTTTCATTCCCCATGAAGTCTCCTGATGGGTGTTTGACACGCAATGATCTAACTGCAATTGAACATCTGAATCTTTGGTTGACCTATCAGAGACATTGGTGTGAACATAAGCCGTCTATTACCATTACCGTTCGTGAACACGAATGGATGGATGTTGGTGCTTGGGTGTATGAACACTTTGATGAGGTGTCTGGAATTTCCTTCCTGCCCCACAGCGACCACTCATACAAGCAGGCTCCTTATCAAGATTGCACAAAGGAAGAATATGAAACCCTTTTGGCTCAAATGCCAAAGAATGTAAACTGGTCTGATCTCTCCAAGTATGAGAAGGAAGATAGAACGGCTGGATCTCAAACCTATGCTTGTTCAGGAGATAAATGTGAATTGGTGGATTTGACATCGTCATAATTCAGTATAAATAATATCGGGTATATTATGGAAACTGCGTTGCAATCTATTTGGTTAGGATTTGTTTTGTATGTTCTCTATGAGACATCCGCAGTCTATTCTTACATATCCTCTCAACCAATGAGAATTTTTAAACGATGGACAAAGATCCACCTTTATAACTCAAGTAGCGGATTTTCATACTCTGATTGGTTGTTATTCAAATATCCCAATTCTTTCTTGTATAAACTACTTTCATGCAGATACTGTTTTGGAGTTTGGTTATCATTGGGCATTTGCATGACAACAAATAATTTTAACATGATACCCATCGTATACTTATTAGGCCAATTCATCTGTTCATTGTTTACTTTAAGTGAAAGGAAAATGCGAGATGCCTGAAATCGTATTTGATGGGCCTGAAGGTCTATATTCACAAATGGAATCTAATATATCCCTTTTGGGTGGATTTCACAATTTAAACCCAGATGGACATAACGACAAATTATTAAACTTTTACCAAAAAATGAAAGTTATCAAAGACCCCAACTCATGTTCTTGTAAAAAAACCGCAGAGAACATAAGAAAAGTCGATGAATTATACTTGTCAATTCCTATGGATTTAATGCAAAATAAGAATAATCTTCTTACTGAGTTATTTAAAGACTCAACTATGGTGTTTTTATATAAAGGCAAAGAACTAGCAAGGATTTAAAAATGAGATCTGCCGAAAATGCTTTCGTGAAGTTTGTTAAAGAGAGCATAGGCGAACACGGTTTATCGCTCAATATAAAAAATTCAACTTGGGTTTACTCAAATGGATTTAAATGTTGGGGATTTTTTGACGAAGAACAGATATGTGTAGCGAAAAAAAATCCAAAGTGGATTGAGGTTCTTGCACACGAATACTCACACTTCATTCAATGGAAAAGCGGGACTTCACTCTATAGAAAATGTTTCGGACCAACTAACAACTATTCTGATGTAGTCGAGGACTGGCTATCCGGTAAACAATTTGACAATAGAAGGGTTCGAAAAGCATTTGAAACTTATAGAGGCATGGAAAGAGAATGTGAACAGATAACGGTCAAGATTATACAAAAGCACAATATTGCATGTGACATGGAAAGATATAAACAAGAGGCAAACTTATTGATATACATGTATCACTACATGGAGATGACTAGGACTAAGTCTTTCAAAAAGAATCCAGACTGGAGAATGATAAGAAAGATGCCTTCATCTTTTCGATCACAGTCTCATAAAACAGTATCAAAAGAAATATTGGATGTATTTGAGGACTTAGTCTAACTATAAATATACTTGCAAAAGAAAGGAGAATCTCATGTCAGAATTTTTAGGTACAACCTGGTGGAGTGTTTTGATGTTCATTTCTGGTGCACTAATTGGCGCACCTCTATGGAAGTGGGTATCTGCTAAACTTCCTTGGAACAAGTGAGTTTAATTAAAGGATTTAATTGGTTTAGAGGGGGGATTAAATCCCCCCTTTTCATTTACTAAATAATCATTATGAAGAAAACATTCAAAAATCTAAGGTCAAGTTTGGCAGAGTGGTCCGCACCAACGGCACATACTGCTAGAGTAACACAAAGCCTATCTGTGTCCACTGGAAAGTCATCAACAGCAAAAAGACCAAGTGTAATACAACCCACCAAAATAATGATGAATAAATCTGAAAAGAAAAGAAGAGGGATACACTTTTTTCAATTGGGTGATACTAAATAGATGACCTTAGGAGAAATTAAGCATGAGTAATATTAAACTGATTAGAATGGTTTCGGGTGAGGAAGTTATCGCAAAGGTCGTAGAGAATACATCTGATGGTATTCAGATTGAGTCTCCGGTAATTTTACTTCCAGCAGGGCAAGGCCGACTAGCAATCGTCCCTTGGCTTCCATAT